TCCAACTGCGATGAATTGACGCTCTGTTGGCTCTTCGTTAAGAGCACCTACTGAGAGATCAAGACGGGAGTCAGCTACGCTGTCATAAGACTTAAGATTTGCTTCTTTCTCACCAAAGACCACCATCATATTGCGAAGTGTACCTTCTGTAAGAGTTGTACGAAGCATAACACGCTGTGAAGACTTGAAAAGCTTCGCAACGTCGAGCTGCTGGTCTACTTCTACCTCACCATATGTTGGTTCATACATAACTTCAAGACCTTCAGATGTAAATCCGACGTCTTTCCACTTTGTTGAATCCAAAACCTTACCTGTACCAAAGTTAGCGTCTGATACGTATGATCCAGTAGGCTGTTGCGCTACTGCGAATGGATCTAGACCGTCCTGATATGAGTCAGACCAGTCGTTTGATGTTGAATCTTTTGCAGAAATGAAAATTCTTGCTGCACCGATAATAATATTACGAACGTTTGTTGCCATTTATTTATTTCACCTCCTCCTTTTTTTAGGATATAAGTTTTGCGGCATTTCCTCAAATCCAATAATACTTGAACTGGGGTTATTAGGCAAATCTTCCTTCCGAATTTAAATCCCTAGTGTAAGAATATACTATGGCTAGATCAGCCTCTAGTTCGCCCTGCAGCTCAGAAGCTGGGTTAGGCGAGTTTGCCTCAGTAAGGGAAAAGTATTTGTAGGCAAATGGGCTGGTTGGATCTATGTCCTTCACATACTCATTTACCGTCTTAGCCGATTCGTCGAATCTTCTAAATAGGTCTAACATGACATTCATGATTTTGATTGTCTCTGTTAATGTTGTTGAATAAATCTTAAATGTTAATCTGTCTTGGCAAATAACCCAATCAGTGTCATATCCTACGATATCGTAGTCATAGACAATATATGGAGCGTCTGCCTTAATGAACTGCTCTCTTTGTCCACTCTGCTGGACAGAAAATATTGGACCAAATGGGTCTCTATATATAGGAGGATAGTCATTAGGATTAAGCACTGAGCTATCCTTAAGTTCCCGCCACAAAACCTTTAGTACGTTGGTAAGAGCCGTCTTGCTATAATCAGCCATTTACATCACGCTTCGCTTTCTCGTATGATCTTGCCACTTGTCTAATATTCTTAGAAGCATTAGCTTCGCCAAGTGATTGGAATGATCTTCTAGAATTCTTTCCTGCTACTGATCTAGGCATCTGCATTCCAGCAAGGGCTTGTGCTCTTTCGATCTCTTTGAATAAAGGTGACTTTGCCATATCAGCATTTAATCTAGCAGAGTTAATAAATCTAAACATTGTTTTTTGATATGCTCCCTTAACTTCTCTTCCTCCAGGGGTTCTTACTGTAACAAATCTCCCCTTTGGAATAAAAACTGGAGTTCCATCATTAGAATAAAAGAAAAGCGCTTGTGCGTTCTTTGCTGTAATTCTTACAGTTTGCCCTTTCTCCATAACATCAGCCTTGTATGTAAACTTATGTCTTCTTACTGTACCGTTTTTGATTGGAACATAAGTGCGTGACTGCTTAAACTCAGATGACAAAACAATGGCTCCCGCCTTATACTGACCAGTTACTTTCCACAGTCTTCCTAGCGGTGTACCGACTCTTCCCCATTCATAAACATGGTGTAGGGACTTTGGGCTAAGTCTAGCTTCGGTATCGATAAATGCTGCTAATGATTTTTCTGCTATTGCTGTAACTGCCTGACCTATAGCCTGATCAACTTCATATGTTCTAGTAGACTTAGCAACGCCTTCGACATAAGCCATAGCGTTTCCAATAGTATCCGAAGCATTTGTAATTACTTTAAGAGAGGGCATCCTGAATCTCGCTTCTCTGTAATGTTGTCTCGTATTCGAGTATTTGACCAAAAGCATCCACGATTGGAGTAGAACCAACTATTGAGAACATGGTGGGAGGATTATTTAGAACCTCTGCCTCTTCCCAAAGAACTAGTCCGTTTAGATCTCTAATGTTTGTTATCTTAGAGTTTCTAGAAAGCTTTTCTACCGTGTTGATCTTAATAATCTCTTCAATAATATATCTATTATCAATAGTCCTATCGTTTGACGGAGTGCGGACGCCAGATGAAATAATCGACTTAGCTAAGCATGAAATAGTTTCAGCATATATCCACTGTCTTTTAATTTCTCCAGTGTTCTCATCACGCTTTTGCTGTACACGATAAACGTCTGCAAGCATTGCGTACTTGGCTTCTACTGAGTATGAACCAAGCATTAGATTACCGCCATATTTGTGGACTTATACTCTTCAAGGAGCTTGTCCACATAAAAATTACCAGTCCCTCTGAACGCTAGCTTGGAAAATTCCATATCTGTGTCTCCGTATGATACGCTTTGAACAAATCTGGATCTCCAAATGTGATCCTTACTAAAATAATCTCTTACTAACATAAGCGCTCCAGCCTGAACCTTTTCTGGAACAGCCTTCCATCCGAATACTCCAGTAATGTCATACTTGTATCCTTGGACAAAGCTACCGTAGTGCGGATAAACAATATCCTTCATCCCGCCCTCGTTAATGTCTTCTTCAGAATAAATTCTAAGAGCATGGTTTGTTTCTGTAATATTTACTGCAAAATTAAAATTGTTAATTGAATTTACGGTATCAATAGCAAGCTTATTATTTTCCTTTATAACAGAGTAAGATATAATTCTTTCTCCTAAAAATAATACGTCTGCGTCTTGTCCGTATGCAGAGACTGTCTTTTCCTGCTTTCCAAAATTTACTCCAGTAAAGTTCTCTATCATAAATCTTGCAAACTTCTCTGCTTCTCTAACCTCATGATATGGTACATAATTAGCATCCCCTGGCTCACGGCCAAAGTGTAGCTTGGTATATACGTCATGAATAGAAAGGTATGGAGTTACAACATGGTAAGCGTCCACAGTAGTCATCTGATTGAAGTCTACAGAGTAAGTCCAGACAACCTTAATCATCTTGTCTGTCATTACAAAGTCATCTCTAACTACAAAGCTGTAGTGACCTTCATCATCAGACTCTTTGGCTGCTGTTCCAGCAACAATAAGAACGTCTGTGTTTAAATCGTAAATATTGACCTGTGGTAATGAATCTGTGTCCCTGAGCTCATCGCTAACATAAACATCAAGATATACCTTTTGGGTCCTACCTGTGTATAACTCCATTTAATTAATTAGGAGTAAAACTCCTGTACCTCCTTGGGAGTGGCAAGTCTGAAACCTTCCTGTGTGTCAAAAATCTCCTGTGCGTCTTTCTCAGACATTACGATAAATGGATTTTCTTTTGTAAATGTGAATGCATTTACATCATATCTTGGGTTCATTCTTTCCATCTTTACTAGGACCTGGCCACCCTTGAGTTCGGTATTTGGCTTTGATCCAAGTGTTTTCTTTTCTTCTACTTCCGCTTCGACCTTTTCGGCGTTAACAAAACTATTATACATTTCGTAGCTTACACCCTCTTCTGCGAGTAGGGCAATTAGGTCTGCCTTGTTCTTTGCTGACTCGTGATCTACCGCAAATGTTTCTGCGACCTTACGAAGCTCCTCAAGCTTCAAATTATTAAAAGACATTTATTCTCCTCTCAGTCTTTTCCTTCTAATTATAGCACCCATATGACTAAAGGGGAACCCCTTTCGGAGCTCCCCTTCAGACTATTTAGTTGTTAAATTTGTTAGGCTGAAACCTTTACGTTCTTAACCACAACAAAAGCTTCAGGATTTTCGATTGCACATCCTGTTCTTACGAACATTGTGTACTCGATTGTATCCTTCTTTGGCTTGAATTCACGGTATACCTGAATCTCACGCTTAACACCAACAACTAGGTTGTTAGCGAATGTAAGATGGATATCTCCGTGGTCGCCTGTAGCACCTGAGTAGTCTCCGTCTCTAGTCTCATCGATTAGAGGAACTTCAACTACTGGAATACCGAATGCGAATGGAATTACACCACCTGGAGCACCAGCTGGTCCGTTTGGATTTCCACGAAGAATTGAAGATGCAATGTCTTCTGGAGTTCCACCGTTACCGATTGATGTAAGGTTGTATAGATAATCCTGCACTAGGTTTGAACCTGTAAAGAACTTAAGTTCGTTACGGCGTTGCTTGTACTTACGTGGCATAGCCTTGATTGCATTGTTGAATACTGCCTTAGAGATTACTGCACCGCCTGCGTTTACAACGTTTGCTGACTCAAGTGCAAGTGCACGGAATCCCTTAAACGCTGACATCAAACCAGAACCTGTACCAACACCATTGATCAAAAGATCTTCGATGTCGTTACCTGCCTGAGTTGCCATTAGGCGAGCAATGTGATCCTCAAGATCAGCACCCTCGATGTTATCTTCAAGAGCTTCGCTTGAAAGTTCCCAGTCAAGACGTAGCTTCTTAGTGGTAAGAGAAATCTTGGAGAATGTAACTGCTGCATTAGCACCTGTTTGGGTTGCTTCAGTAGCTACTGTCATTAGTCTAGTACCAACTCCAACCTTGTCAATGTCTGCTGTGTTAGAACGCATGCGAACTGTACGAGCTGCACGGGCAAGAATTGTAGCATCGAACATGTAATCGATGAAACGGTTAGCTTGGTCTGTGTTTAGAAGACCACCATTAGCCGCTCCAACGTCTGTAGTATCAACTACTTTTTGTAGAATATCGCTCATTTATTTATTTTCACCTCCGTTGTTTTTATAAATTAAATGTTGCGGACGCTGAGGAAATGCCCGCCCCACTTGCTGTTTGTTTTTTGTATTGTTACATCTGACCCGTCCAGATCAGAAGACTTGCGAATCGCAGTATCTTTCTCTACTCCGTCGACCCTCTTTTCGACGCCTGAGATAGTTGACTTAATATTGTTGACAACCTCTGCGAGTTCATTATATTTGTTGGTTACTTCAGCAATTTTCTGATCAACCTGTGCTGCTAGTCCTGAAACAGCCTCAGCTGTTGCAGTCTTACTAATTTCTGTTGAGATGAAGCTTTTCATTTCATCAAACATTTTTGCAAAGTCAGTTTCTTCAACTTCGACTTCGGAAATGTCAGCGGCTTCTTCTTCAACGGCTGCAGGTGCTGTTTCAGCATCTGCCTGTGGTGCCTCTTCGGTTGCTGGTGCTTCCGCATCAGCAGACTTAGCGAGGTCCGTTTCTGTGACTTCCTCAACTAGAGCAACTTGCTCAGCTGGAGTCTCTTCAACGGTAATTGTTGTATCTTCTGCCACAGTAACACCTCCTTCTGTGTCTTGATTTTCTTCAACCTGCTTTGCAAGATCAGGCTGTACCTTAGACTGCTTGTATGAGTCAAGGATTCTCTTAATTTCGACAGACTTGTTGGTGTCTGCTGTTTCTACCCAACCAATTAATTCTAAATTAGTATTTGTAGTTGGTGATGTAAATTCTGATTCTGTTGATAGATAAACTTCATCTGTTTCCTTATCATAGAAAACATTTTCAACTTGTGTTTCTGTTGCAATTCCCTTGAGCACTGTCCCATCAGCGGTCTTTTGAATAGAAACAATATTTGAAAGTTGATTTGCTGGATTATCTACTAATGAAAGTTCTGTTAGGTCGTATTCTTTAATAACACGAATTGACTTATCTAGTGCTGAGTTATACTCATCGATTGTCTTTGTAATATTCCCGCCGATTGAAAATCCTGAAAGAGTTCCATCAAGAACTTTCTCCCATGTATCTTGTGCACCCTTTGAAACGTATGCGTTAACAAAAACTCCGCTGTACTCTTTTCCAGTTGCTTTATCAAATAACTTTTCCTTGCGGAATGAAACCATCTTGCCTACTGCAAGCGGTTGGTGCATCTCACGAATATTTCCACGGAAGCGCTCAAACGCAGAAGCAGAAGCATCTGCGGAAACGATGTCTCCGTGTTGATCGATATTGTCTAGGGTCGCAAATCCTGATACGATGCGCTTTTCCTTATCGACTTTTGCGATAGGCATTGAAAGACGGAGGCTGTCTCCATCAGAATACCAGTTTGCCTTTTTTATCTCCATAGCAACACTAATTTTATCAACTATTTGTTAGTAATGCAAAATCAGGGCGTAACTCGACCCTCACCTTGAGGATTTCTTGCCGCTCCATTGGAATCAGTAGCTTCAGCAGTTCTTTCTTGATCTCTTCTGCGATTTCCTGTTCCTCTTGCAGTTTGGTCAGCAGCTTGCTGTCCTGTTAACTGTACGGGCGAATCTCCTCCTGGCAGGCCTGGCATACCCAGTCTTGCACGAACTTCATTAGGCACAATGGTCTTCATTCGTAGGTAACGCTCATCAATCTTGGACTGTGTATCCTCGTCTGTGAGTGTAAGTTCATTAAACTTCAAAACAAAAGCGTCTGTGAATTCAGCAATCAAACGGTTAAGTTTCTTTTCTAGATTTCTTTGAGCTGGTCTAGCAACCTGCTCCTTAAATGTCTTATCTGCATCTTTAGCTGCTGCAAGGGAAATTCCCTCTGGCAGACCCAACTTAGAAATTGGTGTTCTATGTGCAATTAAAATTTCATCTCTGTTCTGTTGACGATACTTGTTAAATGATGAGTCTTGTACGTCCGCCTCAACAGCTTCCATCTTGAACTCAACCTTGTTGCCATCGTCATCTGCTGGAAGAGGAATGTAAATAGATCTGTGGTTCTTACCC